CGTGCTCGGGGTACCACGCGACGATCTCGGCCGCGCGCATCGACAGGATGTCGTACGAGTTCGAGTCGATCGGACTCGTAGATGTGTCGACCGGCACGATGGCCACGACGCCCTTGTCGAACATGATTCGCACGATGTCCTGACGGAACTGCTGTGCGAACTGGTCGATGTTGGCCCGAACGGTCAAGCACTCGTTCATGCCGCTCTTGATGTCCTCGACGTAACGGCCGTCATCGTCGTTGCGGACATGACAAACCTGAATCGAGGCCACGTCGAGACTCATGCGCGTGAGTACCGACGACAGCATGGTTCGTTCGCTGCCGTAGACGAGTCGAGTACGGTCCGGCCGAATCCCGAAGGTCGAGCCGCCGGCGTACGACTGCTCCGTCTGGTACTTCTGGTCCCAGTTCGCGAACGCATTCCATGCATGCTTCAAGCGTGTAAGCACTCCCACTTAGTCACCTCCTTTCCTATTCGAAGGCCTCCTTGTTGGCCTTGTACGCGACATACGCGTCCATCAACGCGGAGACGTTGTCGATCTTTGCTTCTTGTCGACCCTTGTAGAGCTTCCGGTTGCCGTTCGTGTCCTCCAGCGTGATCGCGTTACCCATGGCGAATGTCATGAGAGACTGATCGAAAATCAACATGCGCTCTGCACTGAGGTTCTTGAGCTCTCCAAGCGGCACAGATTCCGTCTTGGCGCCCTGGATCACCTTCTCTATTCCGTACGAACCGTTCTCCGCTTCCCAGCGGCTTACAAACTCCTTCGCGTTGTATGGGTCGAAGCCAAGGCATCGGACGTCATACTCAGAATGCTGGATGAAGTTATCCAGGTCATCGTAGACCTCCATCATGTCGAGAACGGTGCCCTCGAGTACGTGGAGGCTGCCCTCACCGGTGAACTCCTGGTACTTCTGGCGCATGGCGCCTGGGAGTTTCATCAGCGTGAGCGAAGTGATGTAGCTTCGGGTCTTTACTCCGAATCCACCATTCGGCAGTGGGAAGATGAATGTGAAGGCGCAGAAGTCATCGCCCTGAGAGAGGTCGGCACCGAGAGAACAAGGCATCTGCCAGAACTCTCGATACGGATGAGGAAGAGTTTCCTCGTACGTGAAGAAGTAGGTATAACCCTCCATCGGGATCCCGAACCGCTTAGCCAGGATGTCGTTCCGTGCAGCCGGGGCCTTCTCGGCTCGTTCAACGTCGAGTTGGTATGTCTCATACGTCACCGTCTTTCCGAGATTGGGGTTGGCCTTCAGCCACATCGCCGGGTCGGCGACCTCTTCCACCTCGTCCAGCTTGTAATGCCAGATCGAGATGTGTGGGGCGAGGTAGTCTCCCTTGAGAATATCGGCGAGCTCGAGCTTGATGGTGTCCCCGGACCCGTTTCGAACGGTTCCCTCGGAACTGATGGCGACGATCAGGTAATCGTCAAGCTTCGACGCACCCTGTTCAATCGCCCCGACAACATCCTCACGAATATCGCCAGAAAGCCACTCGTCGATTGTCGAGATCTTCGGGCGCAAACCCTGCAGCTTGTTGATCGCCATGGGACGGATTTCGAGCAATGAGCCGGTGAGGAAATTCTCGACGCCTTTCTTAGTCGAGGCCAACTTCACGCGGTTCGCTCTGGACCCGGTGGTGTTTTGAAGCGATCCCTCGGTGAGGAATTTGAACAGCGGGCCTCGGGCCCTTGTGATGGCGGTCCGGAAAGGTGACATCACCTCTTCGGCCTGCTTCATCGTGGGGGCGGTGGTGATCTGGTGGGTGGTAGCTGTGTCCACGTTGAGGAAATATGCCTGGATGCACTCTGCGTACATCGACTTGGCAGCACCTCGGGCCACGATCAAGTACTGCTTGGTCGTTAGACGCTTCTTGATCGTTTTGGTGACGTAGCGACCCCCGTGTCCGTCAGGCAGAGGCTCGTACACACTCCGATCAACGAAGTAGAACCAGCCAAATATCTGTTCGGCCCACACCTTGAACGAGGGGAGTAGGTGGAGGTCGCTACCGTCAGTCAGCGTGAGCTCGTTCTCACAGAAGAGAATGAACCCGTCGACGGCCTTGTCGTCGTAGTAGATGTTCGGGTTGGCGATGAGTGCGTCGACACGGTTCATCTCCATGGAGATCTCCCGGTTGACAGGAATCTCGCCGCGAATCACTGCGTCCCGGAACTGGCCGTAGTAAATCGGAGTTGCCGTGTTCGATAGAGCCATCGCCGGCCCTCCTTTCTACCTTGCGGCCCTGCCGACAGCCTTGGCGACCTTGGACGTGGTCTCGATGGTGCTGTGGACGTCGTTCAGGGTCTTCGCCACCGAGAGGATCTTCTTGATGTGCTTGTGGCCCTTGTCGAACTTGTTCCCGCCACCGACAAGATCCTTGTGCTGCTTCTCCAGGTTCTTGCGGGTGATGATGGTCTGGAGTTCGTGGTTGGAAAGGGCCTTGACGCCGCTCTCCTTGGCCTTGTTGCCGGCCTCGGTGGCCTTGGTGTGGTCCTCGGACGGGGGGTGAGCCGTGGCCTTGCCCTTGCCCTTGCGGATGCCCCACCGCATGCCCTTGGTTCCGTGGTGGGCTAGAACAGTTCCCACCAGGGCGGTTCCGTCGAAACTGGATCCGCTGGGGGATTCGGATCGACCCATGACACTCCTTCCCGCTTTATGCTGAGCAGCACTTCGAGCTTCTGGATCTCTTCCTTCATCGCGTCGATGACTGCTGTGATCGTGGGCGGGTCGAATATCATCCGAACCCGCATGAAGATGTACGTTTTGACCGAGTTGAGGTCGAGGTCGGTTCCGATGTAGGAGTCCCACGTTTCCGTGTTGCCCGTGATCATGAAACCGCCGGCGGGTCCGATGCCCAATGCACTCAGACCCGTGAACACGGTGTTGATGTGAGTCATGACATCCAGATCGAATGCCGTGTAACTCGCGTCAAGGCCGATCAGCTTCTTGACGTCATCGAGAATGCTTCCGGGCAACGTGGGTCACCTCCTTTCTAGTGGAACCGCTCGTTCACCAGCCGCTGAACGGCCGCGGGGTCGAAGCCGGCCTTCGTGAGGCGGTCGATGCGCTCCTGACCGTTGCCCCACTTGCCGGCGATGACCTCGGCGATGACCATGTGCGGGTCCTTCTTGCGGTTGACGCCTCGCATCTCGCGATCGACCTCGACCTGGACCGCGTTGGGGTCGTAGCCGGCGACGAGCAGCTTGTGGACTCGGTCAGGACCGTTGCCCCACTTGCCGGCGATGACCTCGTGAGCGATCTCGACGACGGACTTGTGCTTGGGCGGCTCGGGGTGCGAGTGGTCCGGGTTGCCGGCCTTGAAGTTGTCGTACTGCGTCTGGCACTCGACGAGGATCTTGTTGAAGTTGCGCACGACCCACGGGCCGGGGCAGTCGGTGGCCGACCAGTGACGGTGGGGGTGGAGGTTGGAGGAGGAGGGGCGCTGACCGATCTCGTGGAAGAACAGCCAAGCGGCGAGACGGGCCGCGGCCTTCCATGTGGTCTCGGAGACCTCCCAGTTGGGAGCGAACGAGGCGTCGGCCATCTCGATGCTGATGGACTCCTCGTTGCCGAGGGTGCTGCCGGTGGCCCAGGCGTATTCCTTGACCCTGACGTACTGGCCGACGGCGCCCCGCGAGTCCACCTGAAAGTGAGCGGAGGCCCGACGGGTCTTCCAGACGCTGAGGATGCCCTCGAGGGTCAGGTTGCCGCCGTTGTGGTGCAGAGTGACGGACTTCTTCGTGTAGGACTCGTGCGTCACGTGGCCCGTGTCGTCCAGCCCCGCGATGAAGTCCTTGACGGGCTTGTCGTAACCGATCGTCGACATGTTTACCTTTCGTTACCAGAGCGTGGTGTCGCCTGGCCGGCGTTGTACCGGGGGCTTAGGTAGCAGACCTTCGTCGCCGTAGTGAATGGCGTTGTGCGTTCGGTGCGTGACCGAGATCAGGAACTCCGGGTCGAGAATACGAGGATCACCTGACGTGATGTCCTCGACCGTCATCGGATTCATGTGGTGAATATAGATGCGGTTGTGGATCTCGTACCCTTCGATGCCGAGGTCGCGTCCGAGGTCACGTGCGATGACGTGATTACGGATATCGCGCCACTGCCTCGACGTATAAAACTGTTGGTTGAGATATCGGTCGAAGCCGAAGGTCGCTCGTCCTACTTCTCCGTGAAGCGCGAGGTATTTGTAGCGTTCCTCAAGCGTATTCAAACGGAGGAGCTCGGAATATGTCCTAGGCTCCATACTCATCCTCGCGGTCGATCGGTTCGAGACCAGAATATGAACGCATGGCGTCGATGACGACCAGCAAGTTCATGTCTCGTTCCTTATCCCGTTCGATGGCTTCGATCTTGACCTGGGTGAGCTGGTTCTCATGTCGAAGACGCTGCTGTTCGAGCTGTTCGCGAGAGGAACCAAGCTTCAAGAAGTGCGTTGTCTCCTGGGAGGTCGCTGTGCCCTCGCGCATTCGCTTCTCAACGAGGTCGTAGGCCAGCGCGACCATCTGAGACTCTCGACCTTCGGGAGTTGTGGCCGGTCGTCTACGTCGAGGGGCTTCGTAATCGTCGCCCCCGGAATTTCGAGGCATGGTTTTCAACTCCTTCCGGGAAGTTCCCATCGGGTTGGGGTGGGTTTCAGGGCGGGGAAGGGCAGAAAGTTTGAGGGAAAAGTGCCTCCGGGGCTATTTTTGGTGGCCGGGCGATGCACAGGGGGGTCAGATTTGCGAGACCCCTCCCCCCTATCGAAGCAACATGGAGGACCCGTCGATTGGTCAACCTAAGTTGACGAAGCATGAACGATAGCCAAAGCACTCTCAACCATCAACGAAGACGTGATTCGTTAACAGATGAGAGTGCTCTGACTATCGTTCGTACTCACTAATCGATCAGGTTTGGTTGACTGTCGTTGGTTGCTTCCACAACCTTCTTGTACAATCCACCATTCAACATCACGATCTCGTCCATTGCTTGCTCGATCGCAAGATCTTGATCAGCTTCGGACAGTTCGTGAGATGACCTTGTCACACGTGCTTGGTAGGACAGCGTGTGGTAGCCATGTGCTGTGTCCCATACGTACCACTGATCGAACTGATCAATAGGATCGAATGGGTTGTCCACTGTGGTGAGCCTGGATAGTGGCATCATGCACCACCTTCTGCAAGGCTGCGCTTGAGCGTGGACACAGACACACCCAGATGGTCAGCCACCTGTGCACGTGTGTATCCATTACCAAGCATCTGCAGGGCCTTGTTTACCTTGCCCTGATCCATCAG